CTCCATTTCTCTCACCTTAGAGAGTGAAAGAGGCGCTTTCATCATTCCTCTTGTATAAGGACTGGTTGTCCCTACAAAAGTATTTTGAATCCCGCGCTTTCCTCAGGTTAGGTCTTACGTTTGGCTAAAAGCCCCAAATCAAGTTACCAAACTTGATGGTCCATAAGATTAACCCTTTCAACAATGTTTGAAAGCGGAAGATCGGGACAAGGTCTTAGCACGCTAGACCCCGCCTAAATCTAACGGAAGAGAAGTCAGGCATATAAGCTATGCTTGCTGTTGCTATCGAGTTAGAGGTAATTCGCATACCCTGCAAATCCAGCAGGAGCGTCCCACCAACGAACTCCAGGCATTCCAGCCTTAGCAGCAAGAAGTACTAACCAGTTTTCAGTTGGTATCGTTCTTCGAGGAAGCTCAGAGAAATCAAAGGACATAGCATAAGCTATGCTATCTTTGTAAATCTCGACAGCCTCCTTAATAGGCATACCGTATTTGGCTGCTTTGTATAGCCGATCTTCAAGACTGTCTAAACGGTCTTGTGGGTCAGTATCTCTTAACAAGATATCTTCAGCTATACCACGTCTCTGGGCCATTAAAAGTGGTCTCTTCGTTTCATCAACGGAGGACAAATCTAATAATGTCCAGGCGAACATGTCTATTTTGCTGTCATATTCTGAGACTATTTTCTTAGTCACAGATAAGGCTTTAAGATAGGCGGTTTCCGCCATAAAGGGAATCAGCTCATCTTTTGCTATTTCAAGTCGATCTTCGAAAGAAGATATGTACTCTGAAATAGAATCAAAAGATTCACCATTCAACACCTTTACTACGCTATGCATAGTCTGATGTAGTGGTATAGTAGCCAATTTTGGCTCTATAACATCCTCCTCATTATGGGGATCTATCAGTACACTAATTGCATATTCTAGCGATTTATTATCCATTTTGGTTAATGATCCTAAAATAGCTAAAAGCGCATGATGTGCGCCAGCTTTAAGAGGCTGTGCCATATCAGAACTAGAACGTGCTAATACAGCTCGAATAGAGACTGTACTTAGCTGGAATCGTCGTAGACTTAATCGAAGGATTAAGTTGACTTTCCCCGGAAGTGAATCCCCTTTAAGGAATTCATTCCACGATAGTCCCGATACATCCTCACCTGCTAGAGAAGTTCGCTTAGCGAATTCAAAAACAGGAGAGTTAGGCGACGGTATAGATTTAGCTGGGTTTGCACCCACACCTAATGAGTCTAGTATTAATAAATACTCAAGATAAACATCCTGATCAAAGATCACGATGTCATCTCCAAGGATCTCATATAGGCTATACCACAAGTCCTGTTTTCCTTTGCATCTATGAACTGCAAATTGCAGTATCATATGATGTGTTAGAGCTAACATAGCCCAGGAACTTAAAGCTCCCATTGGTTGCCCAACGGCGTATCGGTAGGAACCAGGTTTAACTGCAGGGTATTTATCAGTAATTTCTGATGAAGACAGGATATAATCCCGTTCAACCAAAAGATTTCGCCAAGAGTCACTTAACTCCTTAGAGAAAAGAACTGTTAATACACTTTGCTGTAAAGCAATAGGTAAACGATCGGTGGCAGAGCTAAGGTCAACAGACCAAGCGTGCCCCCGTCGCAGTGCTTTCTCCATGGACCGAGAGGCCGAAGCGTCCTGATCCAAGGTTCCATCATTGGGTAATTGTCCTAAAATTTTAAATAGGAAATTATGCAATGGTTGTAAGAACGATTGTGTCCAAATGTCAGCAATGGCGAAAACACGAAGTTTTCCCGCTGCTTCAACCTTCAACGAAAGTTGACCCCCTCTAAGATATACATCTTGAGGGTTTGCAAAAGACCAAGTCTTCCCATTAGGTAACATACTTTTACGTATAGCACCTAATGAGCTTACGACATCATGAGCCACACTCCCTTTTACGGGAATACGGGCACCTTCGGAAAGTGCGTTGAATAAGAATTCGATATAGTTATCGAGTTTCTCAAACAACCCAAAGGATTTCGACGCTAATGCATATCTTTTGAATGCATTATATGTCGACTCATCCTGCGCAATCCAACACAAGTCGGAAAGAACAGAAGACA